CAATTTGTTGCAGACAGACTGCTTGAGTCAACTCTAAGAGTTGGTACATCTGATAATGATTTAAACGCTATTAAAAATAGAGGAATGATACCAGATGGGTACACCATTAATCATTTCTTGACTGACACAGATGCGTTTTTCTTAAAAACAGATGCACCTAATGGCTTTAAATACTTTGAAAGAGTGCCTTTAAGCACAAGTATGGAAGCCGACTTTGACACTGGAAATATGAGATATAAAGCTAGAGAGCGTTATGCTTTTGGCTTTTCTGATCCAAGATGTGTCTTTGGTTCTCCAGGAGCTGCCTAAAAATATTTACATATTTTTTAAGGGGTCTTTTCAGACCCCTTTTTTTTGTGTATACTAAAATTACCTTGACGAAGAATTAACTTCGACAACAGCCAAGACAAGGAGAAATACATGGCTAATACAACTTTTACGGGTCCTATTCGATCTGAATCTACGATCAAAACTATTAGTAAAAATGCAACTACAGGCACAATCACTGAAATAACAACACTTGGTGATGGACCTGTTAGCCTTTCTGATGGTGACGTAACTCTTACAAATGCAACTCACAGTGGAAGAATTCTACTTGTTCCAGACGGAACTCAAGATAATACATATACACTTCCAGCACCTATAGCTGGATCAGTATTTAGATTTGTATATGCAGGAGGAGCGGCTGATGGCACAGACGCTATCATAGTTACTCCAGGAAATACAAATTTTTATATCGGTAATATAACTTTTCACGATCAAGATGGTAATGCAATAAGCGCTGTATTTCCAGATGGTAATTCAGAAAGTAGTTTCCAAATAAATGTTCCTCAAGCATTTGATGTGACAATAGTTGGAAAGGACACAACTAATTATCAAATTTTTGGTAGTGTTACATCAACGACTGCTCCAGCTTTTGCTGATCAATAATAGGAGAGTAATATGGCAGATGCAGTTGCCTCACAAACTTTAGTTGATGACATAAAAATAGCTGTTTTCAAATTTACCAATATATCAGATGGTTCGGGCGAAAGTGCTGTAAAAAAAATAGATGTTTCTGCTTTAGCTACAAATCAAAGAGGACAAGCTTGTACAAGAGTTACTATAGATGAAATATGGTGGCAGTGTAATGGCATGAAGGTACAAGTTTTGTTTGATGCTTCAACCGATCTATTGTGTATTGAGTTAGGCGAAAATCAAAGTGGACATCACGATTACTCAAGCTTTGGTGGTTTAACAAACAATGCTGGATCGGGAGTAACTGGTGATATTTTGTTTACAACTGTTGGACATTCATCGGCAGACACCTACACTATTACGATGAAGGTTAGAAAGAGCTACGAGTAATGGCTAGAAAGCCCGACAAACAGCCACCTAAAACAAAAAAGTATTTCCGCTCCACAAAGAAAGGAGCGGGAATGACAAAAGCAGGTGTTGCTCGTTATAGGAGAGAAAATCCTGGCAGTAAGTTAAAAACTGCCGTTACTGGCAAAGTAAAAGCTGGTAGCAAGGCGGCTAAAAGACGTAAATCATTTTGTGCTAGAAGTGCAGGTCAAATGAGAAAGTTTCCAAAAGCAGCAAAAGATCCAAATAGCCGTTTAAGACAAGCAAGAAGAAGATGGAAGTGCTAAATGACTAGTAAAGAATTATTAAAAATGTTGGAAAAACATGAGTCAGTGTGTAACGCTAGATTTGATGGTATAAATAATAAACTTAATAAACTTGATACTCGGTTATGGGGAATATATGGAGTAATTATTGGTGTTGCAGTTCTTGAGAAGTTTTTTTAATGGTAATGGGAAGGTCGCAAATTTCTCGACAAGTCTCAAAACCACCACAGAAAAGGAAATGGAGTAATGCTAGGAAGAGGAAAATCAATTGCAAACGACCTAAAGGATTTTCTGAAAAAGCACATTGTGCCTCTAAAAAAAGGAGAGGTAATAAGAGGTGAGCCAATAAAAGATTGTCCTAAATGTATGAAAAGAATTTATTGGTGTACATGTTGGAAAGTATTGAAAGGAAGATATTATGCCTAAAGACGCTTGTTATCATAAAGTTAAAGCTCGTTATAGAGTTTTTCCATCAGCTTATGCTTCAGGAGCCATAGCAAAATGCCGAAAGGTAGGAGCAGCCAACTACGGAACTGGTGGTAAAAAGAAAGCTAAAAAGAAAGCAGAGGGTGGTGTAATAGAGTTAAAAAATGGTGGTAATGTGCCAAAAAGAACTCGCAAAAGAAAATCCAAAAATCCAAACATTGCAAGAGGTTGTGGTGTGGTTATGGCAAATAGAAGAAAAGTTACAAAGTTTAGATAATGGCAGTCAGAAAAACTAAAGCAGGTTTGGCACTTAAGCGTTGGTTTAAAGAAGATTGGAAAGATCAAAGAACTGGTAAAAAGTGTGGTAGACAGAAAGGGGAGAAAAGGGGTACACCTTATTGCAGACCCTCAAAAAGAATATCTAGCAAAACCCCTAAAACTGGTTCAGAGATGACTAAATCAGAAAAACGCAAACGTATTTCACAAAAAATTAGATTAGGTCAACCAGCAGGTAGACCAAGAAGAGTTCAAGCGGCAAGAAGAAAAAAGAAAAAATGATACAAGAACATAAAATTTGTAAAGAAATTAAAGCTTGGTCAAAATATGCCTTGGAAAAACCTAACGAGAACTATAATAATTTACCCTCATGTCCTTATGCAAAGTCTGCTTGGAAAAACAACAAAGTAGGTTTTGCTATAAAGGCCACAAAAAATTATGACATAGTTTATACACTAATAAATAAATTTCATGATTCTAAAGATTTAGTGATAGTTATTGATTTATCTTATGAAAATAATGACATTTTTCATAATAACTTAACTAATTTAAATAGATTAATACATGAGGATAAGTTTGACCAAAATGATATTTGGCTAATGGGATTCCACCCAGATGATGATGTAAATGAGCTAATTGATAATGGCACTTTTGCAGAAATCGTTGAGGAGGAATATGCTTTGATTTTCGTACAAAGATTAACAAAGCTTCAAGAGAGTGCAAATAAATTGAAGAAACTTGGTTATTATGATAAATATTATAATGAATACAATGTTGAAGATATTTATGAGCAAAGACAACAATACTACAATAATCTTAAAAGGAGATTAAAATGGCAATGAGTCCTAGAAAAATGAACGCTATGGGCGATCAATTAAAAAAAGCAGCTAAAATGATGGCTGGTGGTAAGGTAAAAAAAATGATGGGTGGTGGTGCTACTAAAAAAATGCGTGGTGGTGGCATGGCTAAAAAAATGAAAAAAGGTGGTAAAGCTTAATGACAACATCAAGCTCAACAAACTTCGAATTAGATGTAGCAGAATACATTGAAGAAGCTTTTGAGAGATGTGGCTTAGAGGCTAAGACAGGCTACGATTTGCAAACTGCAAGACGTTCTATCAATATTATGTTGGCAGAGTGGGCAAATCGTGGCCTCAATCAATGGACTATTGAGCAGAGGACACAAGCTCTTACAGCAGACGATTCTGAATATAGTCTTGGAACAGATTTAATTGATATATTGTCTTTAGTTGTAAGGCGTAGTGGCACAGATTTTACGATGACAAGAATTAGTCGTGATGCTTTTTTAAACCTACCTAACAAAACTTCAACTGGAAGACCTACGCAATATTTTTTAGATAGACAAATTACTCCTAATCTTAAGTTGTTTCCAACACCTGAAAACAGCACAGATGTAATTGTTTATGATGCACTAACACGGATACAAGATGCCGATACACAAGTTAACACGATGGAAATACCATTTAGATTTTTTCCATGTTTTACTGCTGGTTTGGCATATTATATAGCTATGAAAAAAGCACCAGATAGGATTCAATTATTAAAAACTGTCTACGAGGAAGAGTTTGATAGGGCAATGGCCGAAGATAGAGATAGATCTGCGTTTAACGTAGTGCCAAAATTAGATTATTATAAGGTTGGATAATGGCTTTCGCTAGTGGTAAATATGCTTACAGAATATCAGATAGATCTGGTTTTAGGTATAAAATTAAAGATACTCGTAAAGAATGGAACGGATCTATTGTTGGTAAGGATGAATATGAAGAAAAGCACCCACAATTAGAGCCCGCCAATGTCAGAGCTGATAATGAAGCCATAAGAGAAGCGAGGCCAGATAGGACTGAAACAGCAGTCCCAAATCTATTACCACTTAATCCTTTTTCAACAACTGTTAGTTCTGCAACTGTAACAGTAAATGAGCCAAATCATGGGCGATCAACAAATGATACAGTTAGATTTAGAGATGTAATTAGCGTTGGAGGTATATCTGCAACAACAATTAATTCTGCATCTGGATTTACAATAACAAATATAGATACGAATAATTATTCGTTTCCAGCAGGAGTTTCTGCAACATTTACACAGAAAGGTGGTGGAGGATCTGCAAGTGCAGGACCTACATCAATAACAAGCTAATGAGCTTTACACTTGCAACACTTAAAACAGCTATTCAAGATTATACAGATAATAGTGAAACTAGTTTTGTAAATAATTTATCAAATTTCATAAAAGCTGCTGAGGAAAAAATATTTAAAGGTATTGATTTAGATATTTTTAGAAAAAATGTTACAAGTGCATTTACATCATCAGATGCTTTTCTTACAGTTCCTTCTGATTATCTAGCATCATTTTCCTTACAAATCACAACATCTGGTTCAGAAAGTTTTTTACTACAAAAAGATGTTAACTACTTAAGAGAATATACACCTTCATCATCCACAACTGGATTACCAAAATATTATGCAAGATTTGATACAAATAATTTTATTGTGGCACCAACTCCAGACTCTAATTACACTATAGAGTTGCATTATTATTATAGACCTACAAGTCTTACTGCTGGTGCAGATAGTGGAACAACATGGCTAAGTACAAACGCACCTTTTGCTTTACTTTACGGATCTTTAATAGAGGCGTATTATTACATGAAGGGTGAGCCTGATGTAA